CGTTACGGCTCTCGATCTCGCCGTAGAATACGCCGCTTCTGTCGCAGCGCACGATGAATTTCTTTTTGTCCATAATTATTTTTGATTAAATAGTGATTCTTTTTCCCGCCTTTCTGCCTTCGTGAGCATCAGCCGGATGTTTCTTGTTCTTGTTTGTATGACGGACTTGCGCCCTTTGCCGGAGGCTTCATGGTCTATCTCCATCAACAGCCTACGAAGCCTTGCGACCTCCTTATCTGAGAGTATCATATATCCTCCCCACGTAGTTTTCTCTCCTCATAAACGGCATCCGCTTCGTCTGCCAGTTCATTATAGAAGTCATTTACTGCCTCGTCATACTCTTCCTGAGTATCAAAATGTGCCCTCTTAGGCGGTCTATTTCTCCAGCTCATAACTTTACTTTCCCGTATGACCAAATCCTCCTTCGCCCCTATCCGTTGAAGAGAGATCATCTACCTCTGCAAACTCGCATTGGCGGTATTCTCCAATCAGCATCTGCGCTATCCTCGTTCCCTTCTGAATAATGAAGTAATCCTCGCTCCTGATTATCACTCCTATATTGCCACGAAAATCCTCATCGATGCAGCCATGCAGTACATCAGCATCCCTTCTGCATCCAGTGATATCTTCTATTCCCTTTGCTGAGAACCCACTGCGTGGCCTTACCTCTGCGTATGTACCATGTGGAAGTTCAATGGCGAGGTCAAGCTGCACTACGTTTCGTCCCTTGCGGATTGCAGTGTCCTTAGGCACATAGAGGTCGAAGCAAGCAGCCCCGTCCGTTGCCTTGACCGGAAGAAGAGCATCTTCCGAAAGTCTCTTTATCTTGATTGTCTCCATTAGTTTGCTTTTTTCTTTCTGGTTTTCTTAGTTTTCTTTGCTTCTGCGAGTATCTGCGCCTCTACTATCCTCTGCTGCGCGATTGCGCTTGATGCCGCCATCACTACGTTTGCCATTACCGGCTCGGACTTCATGAATGCCACGAAGCACTCTGCCATATTGCTGAGCTTTCCACCAGCCGCGAATGTATTGTGCTGTTGCTTATCGTCAATCTCCTGGTATGCAAGAAGGACGAATCCACAATCGTCTCCAAGCATTTCTTTCTTCATGGAGTCCACCTTCTTCACGAACTCCTCAATCTTTTTGATCATCTTTAGTTGTTTTTTAAATCTGGTACTTTGGTTTAAAGAGGTCGCATGCTCTCCTCATCTTGTTGGTATAAAACGGTTTATTCACTAAGCACTCCGCGAGGATGGGAGAGCGGTCTGCGATCCTTAGAAAGTTAGGATTGTCCTTGCCTAAGAAGCGGCAATCCTTACATCGGTAATTACTTTTTGTCGGTTGACTTTTCTTTGCCATGTGCAAGCACGTTCTTCTTCTTTGAGATGGTGTTGCGGACGAATCGTCTCAGTCCGCTTTCGTAGCGGCTCTTGTAGCGGAGGAATTCAAGAGTATCCTCTTCGGTCTTTCCCTCCAAGTAGTCCTCTACCAACTCTCCATCAAGAGAGACTGCTGCCTTGAAAGCAACAAGTTCTTTGTTGCTGTTCGTGAGATAACGAAGCTGCTCCTTGAGCTGTGCTATCTCCTGTTCCATTGCCTTAATGCGTTTTCCGTTGAACATAGATTGAAAATTTAATGTTATACATTACAGGGGTAAATCATCCTCAAACTCATTTACTCCCCATTCTTCCTTGCTTATTCCAGTGAACCCGTCAAAGTCCATATCCTGCTGAATTATCGGAGGATTCCATCCGTAGACCACATGCTCCGTCTTGCTCTGCATGAACCTCTTGGTCTCCAGTTCGTAGTAGTATCCGAAGATATTGTCAACCGAGCCGACAAACCTATTCTTGCAGACCTCCACCACGTTGGAGAAACCATGATACTCCACGATATTAGCGACCTCTTCATTGCCAAGAAACTCAGGTGCTCGTTTGGCGAAGTCCTTATTGCATCGGTGTATGATATACACGTTGTCAGCAAGATTGGTTATGTCTCCACTACCTCCAATGTCCTCTCGTCTCAGGAAGGTTAGCGACTTTCTCGGATGTGCCACCAGTATGATGTGGATGTTCGCTTGCTTTGCCAAGTCAGCAAGGCTGTTCACGAATGCGCTCTGCTTCTCGTTCTTGTCTCCGTTGAATGCATCAAGGTCCAAGGTCATGAGGTTGTCAAGGATCAGCAGATGAACTCCCTTATCCCTGACCACGTTCCTGATGCTCTCCAGCAGTCGTGACCAGTTGCGCCCGTACTTGTTGTCGTAGAGGAATATCTTGTCCCTCGTCCACTCGTCTATCTTTGCAGTGACATCCTTCGGCACGTAGTAGAAGTCATCATATCCATGCACCCTCTTGACGAACTCTCGTCCGGCAGCTACCTGATTAAGCCAAGTCTTGACCTTCTCCTTCATCAGCTCTCCGCTGAACATCGCCACCTTGAATCCGCGTTGGATTGCGTTAAGTGAAACGCAGTTGAGCCATGATGACTTTCCACTTCCGTTCAGTCCTGAGACAATGGATATCTCTCCGAGGATAAGTCCCAATGCCTTTCGGTCAAACGCCTCGTGTCCGACAGGAATTGCCGAGAGGTTCTTGAGGTCGAGGTACTGGATGTCCGCCATGCTCAACCACTCTTGTCCGTCCGGAGCCGGTAGTTGTTCTATCGGTCTCGGTGCCTCCACCTGAGGTCTCTCTCTCCTGTTTCTCTGCGACCACTCGCCACGTGCTTGGTAGGAGTAAGCATCCCTATCGAAGTGCGCCCTAAACTCCTTCCATCCGTTGCCCGTACATCCGTTGTGGAAGCAGTAGAATGCCAGTGGTCCGGAGTCATACTGGAACACCATCGAATCGTGTCCGTGAGCCGGATCGAAAGGACATTCCTTGAGGATGTACCTCGTTCCCTTGTCAATCCTTATCTCCTTCAGCACCTCAATGTGGTATTTGTCAAAGAACTCTCGGAGGTTGAACTCCTGGTAGTTGATTGGACGAAAGTTGTTTTCCTTTGATGGTGCTTCCTCTTTAGGCAGAAGTTTTACGACTTTCTCGAAGAACTCCTTTTCATTGACCTTGACTTCCTCAGGAACACTGAGGAAACGGCATATTCGCTGAGGTCTTTCCTTACTGCTCTTAGAGCCTTTCCTATTCCATGTACCTGGCAGTCGTGATATACGTGCTCGGTTTGCTACCACGGAATCAATCTTACAGTGTTCATCATTGAACAGCATGCCGAGTGCAAGAAGGAAATCCTTAACGAGCTTATCGTTGTTGTCGTTGCATGCCAACGCACATTTGAGGTAGAGGTGTATTCCGCTTCCTGAGAATACCTTTACCGGAGGGTTGAAGCCTTGCGACAAGAGAAAGTTCTCCACGTGTTCTGCCTTTGCGTATGCGTACTGTGCTTCCTGACTTGTTGCGTTCACTCCTGCGAGCCTGTTGCAGTCAATGTCTATCAGCACCCAGTCCCTTCCGATAATCTCCGTGTCGGTGGTGGTGTTAGAGGGGAACTTTACGATCCTGTCCTGCTGGTCTCTCGAATAGCACTCCGGCTTGAGCGGATTGAGTGTAAAATAGATATTCCAAGAAACCGCGTTATCTTGCGTATAAGGCGTTATCTCCCTTATGAGGACATCAGGGTTAGAGAAGTAACCCGAAGCGGTCTTCTTGCCACCTAAAAGCCTTATTTCGACCAAAGGATTCTGTGACTTGAATATGTCCCACCACAAACGTATGCTTTGTTCGTTTATTTCCTGCATGGCTATCTGTAAACTTGTCCGTTGATTGTTATTGTTCTGCTTTGTTCTACCGGCTCAGGGATAACCTCGCGTGTTACCGAAGTGTCCGGTGCTTCAGGATCGAAAAGCATTTCATTTGCCTTGCTATACACAACCGAGTTGAATGCCTTGTTCTTGATGTACCTCTCGAAGTCTGGTCGGTATTGCCTTTCCGGTCTTGACTGGAGGAATGGTGGGATGTGCAACCTCATTGTGGCAACCTCTTCTTTGGTCAGCTTGTCAAACTCCTTCCTTGCCTTTGCCTTGCTACCTTTCCTTTCGTACATCAGCCACAAGTCCTCGAACCATTCGGCACGTTCCTCGGCTGTCGGCTTGTCAGCTTGCCTCGCATTTATGATTTCTTTTTCCGAGGATAGCATTGTTAATGTTGAGTCGGCATCGTCATCAAACAACTTTCCGTCAGTGCCTTCGCCAGAAGGCGTAAAGGATATAATATTATTTGGTTGGTTATTTGGTTGGTTATTTGGTATCGTTGGTTCATTTTGCACCTTTCCATTGGTCATTATTGAACTATGGAAGTAACACTTTTGAACTATGCAGTAACCTTCATCCGAGAACGCATACCAGCTTGTTCGGTCATACTGATTCTCGTTATAATTACTCTTGAGCAACATCCCTATTTCAACCAGTCTTGAAATCACTCTCTTTATCTTGCTCTCCGACATGTAAGGGAAGATGTCAGTGAATGTTTTAGCGGAGTTGAAAGTCCAGTATCTGCCATCGTGGTAGTTCTTGTTATTAACTCTATTATGCTGAATCCAACCGACAAACTTGTCAATAAAGACAGCTTCTTCAATGCCAAACATCTTGGCTAATTCAACATCAAAACTGTGCGTCATAATGCTATTCGTTTTAGTTCCGAAAGACTGGGTGGGGAGATTGACCCGTATAAAAACCTTATTATCTGGATAAAACTTTCTCCCCGTTTAGTCTTCTTGGTGGCATGGAGCAGGGTCAGCCTCCCCATGCCTTTGCTTAACACTTAACTCGAAAAATATATGGCTCTGCGCATCACTGCGGAGATTAGTTCCCACTCCTTGACAACCTCATGTCTTCCTTGGAGAAAGACAGCAGCGATCTCATGCTGTCCAAAGAGTGAACGCATGACTTGTAGAGGTTTTCCAGAGCATCCTCAATCTCGTACCACTCGTAGGCGCAGACTTCGAGGTATTTCTTCAATGTGTTGGCTGGCATTGTGCCAAAATCAGGAACGGCTGCTATCGTGTCCCTCTCCGCTTTTCTTCTATGTGCTTTCGCTTCTGCCAGCATTCTGCTACTTCTCGCCATATACACATTCAGCACCCTCATCCTCTCACATATCTCATTTGCGTCTTCAGATACCTCTATCTCCAGGTATTCTTGCATCGCTTTAATTTCCTCCCACATAACATTTGATTGTCAAGAAGTTATTGTTCTACTGACCCCTTAAAAAGTCCGGTAGGTCTCCGTCATCGTCATTGTCCGTTGTCGGAAGCGGAGTAGACGCAGGAGCCTCCTGCCTATCTCCCAAGAGTTCAAGGTTACGAACTGCGATCTTGATGGATGTTCTCTCCGTTCCGTCCTGCCCCTTCCACTTCTCCGTCTTGAGCTCTCCTTCAATGAGAACCTTCGTTCCCTTGACGAGATACTGGCGCAGTCTGGAATCCTTGTTCATCCAATACTCCGCGTTGTACCACGAGAAGGTTGCGTTATCTCCTCTTCCTTCTCGCAGACAGATGCCAAACGAGCATACATCCTGCGCACCATTCTTGGTGTTTACCTCTCTGAATTTCGGCTCTCCCATTGAGCCACTTAGAATTACCTTGTTCATATCATTTACGGTTTATAGATTGTTTTCAAAATCGTTTACACTGAACTCGTCCTGAGTATCGTCTGCCTTTCTCGGCTTGCGATAGGTAGCCCTTGCCCTTGTCGTGGTCGTGAAGTAGTCCGGCATCTCCTCTCCTTCCTTCAGCTTCGATGATGAGGCTGAGAGTGTGAATGTGATATGCTCCGGACATACGTTCGCTTCTCGGATTGCCCTCTCCACATCATCATAGAAAAGTTCCCTGATGAGTTTTGTGTCCGGCTTCGTTGATGATGCGATGTGCTGAGTGAACGAATATCCGAAGTCTCCCTTCATCTTCTCCTCTCCCAGTTCCTCCATTGCGATGTTCACGCATTCAAGGATGTCCTCTTGAAAATTCTCGCTCTTCCTCTGCTGTCTCTTCAGGAAGTCCTGTTCAGCCTTGTACTGGTCGATGTCTGCCTTGACCGAATTGAGCAGTCGCGCGAGCTGGTCTACTCCACCATTTGCCATCATGTAGAGTATCGCTTCCTTGATTTCCTCTAAGTTCGATGTCTCCTCCGTTACCTCGCCCCCGTTCTCCTCATAGGTGTTGTTGAGTGTGAACTGGATGTGCTTCAGTCGGTAAAGTGCTTCCCTTATGTCTTTATATCTTGGTGTCTCCATTTGTTAGTTCTGCTTTAAGTTTTCCTTCAGGTAATCGGTGATAGCGGTCTCAGCATGTGCCGGAATATGGTAGACCTTTTGCAGTTCTGCGATGCTACCTTTTCCGCTTGCCATCTTCTTGAGAGCCTTGTTCCAAAGTGGGTGTCTTGGGTCGAACACCTCCTTGCCATCCTTTGTCTCTATCTCCTTTGCTGGGGTTGCTGGAGCAGAGGGCTTCGCTTGTTTGCCCGTCTGGTTGGCATACTCGTCAGTATCCGCATCCTTCGTATCGTCAATGCAGAACAATCCGTTCAGCGCATACTTTCGTGCGTAGGATGATGCAGTGCCGGTAATCTGCGATCCGTCCATGCCTTTCTTCTCCGCATCCTCTCTCGCATAGGCGGTGGTTGTCTCGTCAGTATTCTCGCCTTTCAGGTGTGCGGTTGCCTTGATGTAGTATCGGTCTCCCACTTGCACCATCTCGTCCGAAAGAATGAGAGTGCATCCCACCTCTTTCAGTATCGGCTTGACCGCTTCAAGGATGTCCTCACAACTGCGGTACTTGTACTTGCCGAAGTTGTTGTACTGTCCTTTCGGTGCTTTCAGCTTCTGCTGGATTTCTTGTAGCTTGCTCATGGTTACTTACTCGCTTAATGATTTAACAAGTCCGTCAATGGTCGGTCTCTCGTCAATGAGAGTGATGTCGGTAAATGCCGGACACACGCCGGGCTCTTTGTTCCAGATTTGGATTACATCCTTGTTAATCTTGAGGATAATCTCCATCTTCTTTCCCTTGTTCGCTTCGTACATCTTAGAGAAGAACTCTCCGATGAACTCCTTAACTAAAAACTTCTCCATAGTGCTTTAAAATTCGGTAATCAGTTCATACTTTGCTATCTCAACGAGTGTCCCGTTGTGATTCTTCATCTTGATGAGGTGGCTCTTGATGTCCATTCCGTACTCGTTTTTGAGACGATGGATGACCTCAGCCAGTCTTGTGCATTTGAACATGTCAATGGCTTGCATTGATGTGATGGTCTTGCCTTTCAGCAACCACTGCCACACGTTGTAGGTGTGGGTGTTCTTTCTTGGTGTTTTCATATAGTTGTGATTAATTGATTGTCTCTTTTGAAAATCCTTTACCTTTGCAGAGTTTTCACAACACACATAACATCCCCTCCGGAGCTTCAAACCTTATCGAATTGAGGACTGATAATTCACAATTCAAAAGGGGGTGTTATGTGTGACCAGTGAAAACAAAAACAGCTCTAACGAGGTTGTGATTTACCGTCCGTACAAGACGATAAACGGCAAGAGGATTTATCCGAAGAAGTCCAAAGTGTTCAGGTTTGTCCTCCGTGCTAAAACCGCCTAATGTTGAGCGGATATGGGGGTTCAATAGTTGGGCCCCCATATTTTTACCCGTCATCTGCTTTTGCGAGGGGTTTGAACCTCGTGGACTTACATGTGTTCCAATGCCACCCAGCATTACGAGCCTACGCAGTTGCCTATGTAAATCGTCACGACTCTTCTTGGTCTGCGGAGAGCTGTTACCTTAGACTTTGGCTTGTCGTACCATCACGGCTTGACTTCCTTTGCGGTCAGTAACTAAAGTTTTCACATGGGAACGGACTCTTGACCACGTAGCACTTACTACGCATTGTGTCCCTTTTTTATTTGACTTTTAGTGTCTTGGCAAGCATGGTCTCGGTCAGAAGACCACACCTGATTTATCCTTCGTAATAAAGACTTCTCGGATTGGATTTCATGTCTCCGTATGTTCCTCCGAAGAGTTGCATTGTCTCGCAGAGCGAAACGAGATCATGCTCCTTGAAGTATTCCCTCTTGCCATCCTTTCTCCGGCATGGAGTGATCGAGCCGTTGGCTACGTACATCTGGATGGTCTTGTAGGTTATTCCGCAGAAACGACATGCTGAATCCTTTGTATGCTCGGTATCAATAGTCTTCTGCTTCACGTTCAGTGCGTTTGTGTACGCCCTGATTGCCTGTGTGTTTTCGTTAAGAGCCTTTATATGCTCTTGCATTAATTGCTCTAATGACATAACCTTGATTATTGAAGTCTTGTTACCCTGATTGCGTCTGCGTATCCCTTTTCGGTACATTCATAGAGGAATCCCTCTCGCTTCAGCTTGCAGACCGCTTCTCTGATTCTTTGTGGAGACCACCCCGTCTTCGGATACGAGATCACTGCTACATCTCCCACTGGCATGTCTCTCAACTGCCCCTTTAGTGTTTGTCTCTTTTTGATTTTTACCATATCATTACTATATTTGTAGTCCGATTATTTTTATTGCCTTGAACAATGGGTATCTATTGTTCGGAACTATTGTCAATGCAAAGGTAAGTAAAATTACTTTATTTACAATACTTTTGGTTTACTTTTTTACAAATTATTTTAGGCTAATTATGGAAACTATTGATTTAAAAGCATTTAGAGAAGCAAATAATCTGACGCAATTAGAGGTTGCAGATTATTTAGAGGTACAAAAAGCCTTTATCTCTGCCGTGGAGAATGGACGAAGTAAACTACCAAGAAAGAAATTTACTTTACTTTTAAACAACCCTCATGGTTGGGATGTATCTATGTTAACGCAATCGAAAATCGGAGAACCCGTGCATACGCAAGACGATATCCTTATAGCGGAGCTTCGCGCTCAGATAGAGAGACTTCAGAGTAAGGTAGACTACCTTAATCAAGAGCTGGGAGAGAAGAACGCACTTATTAAGATGATGCGTCAAGGGGGAAGCAACTCTGTTCACAATGCGGAAGACTCTTCGTCTGCAAATGTCGGCTAAGGAGGTAATGTTCGTTTTCATAACAAGTTTTGTATAAAGATACACAATTTTGGTGTAAATAACAATCGTGCCAAACACAAAATTTGTAGAAAAAGTTATAAATAAATTTACAAGTGTGAGAAATATCGGTCACATAATTCAGTCCATCAAAGACTACAAGGGATTCAAGACCAACACCGAACTGGCAGAGTTCCTGGGAGTAGGCAAATCCGCTATCTCCAACTGGATCGCAAGGGGAAAAATTGACGAGAGCCTTATCAGGTCAAAGATTCCAGAGATAAGGCTGGAGTTTCTGCGTAATGGAGAATACCCTATGACCGAACAGAGGGATATCATTCAGGTGCTACTGCAAAAGATAGAGAAACTGGAAAGAAAGATTGAACAATTAGAGAAAGGGCTATGAATCTATCGGACTACATAAGCCTTACCCTGACAGAGATTGCTGAGGGTGTAAGGAAAGTAAACGAAGCCTATGAGATAATGGGCGGTGGACACGTATTGACGGAAGCAGAAATGGAGATAGAGGGAATACCAGTTGCAAAGAGAGGACATACAAGAAAGCCTATCATCAATGTAGGTTTTCGCGTTGGTATTGAACTTGAAGAATCTAAAGAGAAAGGCGGTCAGTTTGGTGGTTCCCTAAAGGTTATTTCAACAAACACGGATGTATCAAAAAAGGACGGAGCGAAGTCCGTCCACGAGATTACTTTTCAGATTCCTCTAATTCTGCCAGAGGATTAGCAGAGGTCATAAACCGATATAGTTTTTTTGCTTCTTCAAGCCTAAATTTTGTTCCTAACCCCGCGGTTTGATTTATGCACCAAAGGCGCAACTCGTAGTCATTCATTTTCTTTGGTCTAAAAAGGCTTTTCATACTCCAATCTTTTTGCGTTCACAAAGTTACAAAAATAATTCCAAAAGATAAGCTGGGGAATATCCTAATCGCAAGTCTGCACGTTAAGTCCGTTAATCTTCTCGCACATCTCATCCAACGGACAGCCGGCACAATCGTAGTAAGGAGAGCACATACTGCAAGGGCAGATGAACTTGCCACACACGGGACACCTCTGGACTTCCCACTTCATGGAGAGTTCCACCTCATGCTCGCAATGCGGACACATCTCCCAAGTGGTATCGTTGACTTCCATTACCTTCAGGTAATACTCATCGAACTGGGACTGATCGTGTAGCCACTTGCCCTCAAACTCGTCCATCGAAAGCACCATGCCCTCTCGGAGTGCGATAGTCAGGTATCTATCGTCATTCCAATACACATCCTCAAATCCGTATGACTTTGGCACAAAGCAAAGTTTCTTTTCAAAGTTCTCGTTCATATCGTTCGCTGGTTAAAGAGTTATTCAAAGTAGATGTCAATCTCGGTAATATAGAAGTACTCATCCCTGTTCATCTTCAGGTAATAGATGTCGAAGTAACCGCCAATCTCCTCGTCATCCACACTGAACGTAAAGTAATCGTCTCCCGTCCAGCCTTCGTCATACAAGCCTTGTTCGACAGTTATCTTCTTACCGAAAATGGCACTCAGATTCTCGTTCAGGAGACTTTCGGTCAGCCTTTGATGATAGAGGTCGTTCAATGCCTTACGCACCGCTGCTCGCCTTGCATCCTCATCCTCATGCGCCATCACTTCCACCTCGGTAGCAACAACTTCGTAATACACGCGATCCATTCCGTCCGTGCCAGTGTATCTGCATTGTCTCATGCGTCCCAGAACCCTTACCATGTCCCCCTTGACCACTTCGGTCTTGTCCCATGCGACCACGTTGTGCCATGTCACTTCGCAACGCGCAGTTCCATCTTCAAGCTGGTATGCATACTCGGTTGCGAGAGAGAAGTACTGCGCATGCGTGTCGTCTATCACACGTGCCCTTACAGAGCCTACGCGACCTTGCAATTCAATTTTGTTAATGTGCTCCATAATGATTTGATTTAGTTGGTTATTGGCAGACGGGTAGTCGGTCAGGACACCCCGTCCAATGCTTTAGCAGAAGTTCTCATCGCACTCCAAGCAGACATACATGTACTGGCATAGGTCGCTCACGTAGAGAGGATGACCGCACTTGTGACAAGTCTCGCCGGTCAGCCCGTAAAGGTTGTGCAAAGGCAAAGAGTACTGTCTTCCGTTGAAATCTATACTGATTGCCGACCACCCCGTCAGTTCCTCGTCAGGTATCTCCAGTATCTTGACAATCACATCCCCCTCAGGTCTATGCCAAACGCAATCGTTGCCTACCTTTAGCCATGTGGTCTCTATGATCTCTATGCCCCAAGTCTCTTGGATGTATAGCATCAAATCCCCGTCATCCATCGCATTAAGACCATCAATATAGTCTTCCTCTCCGTCTCCCTCTTCCTCATCATACACCTTATCCTGAGACCATTCTATGCACTGGTCAATCCACTCTTGTCTTGTTAGAAAACTACGCAATCCCCAGCCCGTTCCATCGTAGCAACATACCGAAGACCAATTCCTTTCCGTTGTGTTCATGTTGTTATAGTTTAGTGATTATATAATACTCAATGTCATCGTCATCGAGGTTGTAGACCCTCTTGATTTCGTCCTCGCTGGGTACATCGCAGATGCGAGTTACCTCATGGGGCATGTACTCTTCCTTGAATGTCACTTTAAACTTTGCCATATCAGTTACCCTAAAATTGTTTCACTCCATCCTGAGAGTTCATACATGACATCGTAGTCAAACTCTTCCTTGCCTTGTCCGTGCGCCTGATAGATAGCCATAGCGCACTCGTCCGAACAAGCATAGGCGTTATCCAGTTCGGACAGATACCATCCCTCGGTGTGTACCTTGCCACAATGAGAGCAGATTCTCTTTTCAATTCGTTCCATAATCGTTTTGTTAGTTGGTTATTGGCAACTGGATGGGCGGTCAAGCCCGTCCAGCTGATTGTTACGCAATTCCGTTCGCCACATCCTCACGGGAGTAAAGGTATTGCTCCCTGACTTCAACGAGATCGTGTCTCTCTCCGTACAACCCGTCAGTCCACCCCTCTCTCTTCCTCTCATCGCACTCAAACTCGTCAAACTTCTCAAAGTATCCCATCTCCCTCTCGTCTTGCCAGTACTCGTCCATCTTTGCTATTGCATCGTCCTTGCTCTCATAAATACCGAGTATCCCCTCGTTAGAACCACCATTGAAAGCCCAGTCGTAATAGACCACATAAATCGTTCTCATATCCGTTTGTTTTTAAGGTTATTCCCATTCAGTCCAGTAGGTAGGGGCATTGTCCGCAGTATCTGGAAAGTCCAGAAGAGCGAGGTCGGCTTTAAAGGCGTTCCAATCCCCGTGGTAGAGGTAAACGGCACACTCCTCGCTACAAGCATAGTCGTTCTCAAGCACGTAGTATCCCTCGGTATGCCACTTGCCACATACGGCACACACTCGTCCCCACTCTTCAAAGCAATCAGCGAAGATTCCACCGAGAGCCTTTGCGCCACGGGCGTAAACGTGCAAGCCCTCTTCCAAGTCAAAGTGTGTGCGCATGTCATCGGCAAGCACCACTTCCCACACCTTGCCAGTTTCCTTTTCCTTGACATCCACAATCACATTGTGCGCTGATATCGCAGTAATCTTGGTAATCACTCCGTAGAGTTCAATGGTTTCAATCTTTGTCATAATCGCATGGTTTAGTAAATTAC